AAGCCTCGGCGCCAGGGGAATCGCCGGCCAACGATCTCGGCGCGCTCGTGCAATCGATCAAGGCCAGCGCCGTCGACAGAACGGAAGTGCAGGTCGTCGCCGATGCGAAATACGCGGCATTCCTCGAATACGGCACGCGCAAGATGGAAGCGCGCCCCTACATGCGCCCGGCGGCCGAGAAGATCAGCGCGAAGGGCGCCGAGATCATCGAAAAATTCGTGAGGGCCACGGTCGCCAAATGACGGCTTCGATCAGCATCAAGATCGACGCAAGGTTCAAGGCCGTCTATCTCGACGAGGCCACGAAAACGGCTGTCGTCGAATGGGTCTCCCCCACGATGAACACGATCCGCAAGCCGCTCGACGACATCCAGTACCAACGCCTGAAACGCTCGGGCGAATGGAGCATCCGGCACGCCGATGGCAGCACAACTCCCGCTCGACGCAAGTCTGGCGCTCATGACGGCGGTCCGAACCGCCCTGCTGGCTGACGCGACGCTGCCCGGCCTGCTGGCGGGTCTCAAGATCGTCGACAAGGCGCCCTCGTCGCATCCGACGCCCTATATCTCGATGAACGTGCGCTCCGCCGATTGGTCGACCGCGAGCGAGGACGGGCAGGAATTCCACATCGATCTCGACGTGTGGCACGAACCATCGTCGCAGACGCCGGAAACCGGCACGGCGCGGCAGATCATGGCGATCGTCCGCTCGACGCTGCACACGGCGACCCTGTCTCTTGCATCCCCCTATCACGCGGTTCTCATCCGCGTGGAAAACGAAGTCGGGCCCTTCCGCGACCCCGATGGCGCGACGCTGCATGGCGTCGTTTCGCTGCGCGCGCTCGTCGATCACGCCTGATCGATAAGGCGCTGTTCCACATGAAACACAAGGAGAGTTAAATGGCTGCTGGCGCGGGCCGCAATTGGGCCATCTACATCTACAACGGCGCGTCCTATGTCGCCGTCGCCGGGCTGCGTACGCGGTCCTTTACGATCGGCAACACGAATGTCGATGTGACAACGGCGGACTCGGCGGGGCGCTGGCGCGAACTGCTCGGCAACGCTGGCGTCCAGAACCTCGATATGGAGGGCGCCGGCGTCTACCAGAACGACGCGGGCGCGAAGCTCATTGCTCAGGCGGCGTCTACCTCGACGCTGCAAACCATGCGCCTCGTCGCCAACGGCATTCAGATCGACGGAACCTTCCTCGTCGACCAATTCAAATCCGATGGCGCCTACAACGAGGGCGCGACCTTCGAGGCCAAGTTTCTGTCCTCGGGCGCCGTCACCTTTACCTATTCCTGATCCTCAACCTCGGCGTCCTGAGCGGGCGCGCGCACGCGCAAGGAGTTTTTCCACATGGCTGCAATCGCAATCCAGAGCATCGCCGCCGCTGGCGTCGGCATCACCTATCAGGCCGCCACGGCCTCCGATCAGGTCCAGGGCGTCGTCGCCGACGAGCGCCTGTTCATCCACGCCAAGAACACCAACGCTGCGACCGCGACGATCACCATCAATGCCGTCGCGCCCACGTCGGCCAAGGTGCCTGGCGTTGGCGTCGTGTCGGTTCCCGCCATCGCCGTCACCATCCCCGCGACCACGGGAGACCGCATGATCGGCCCGATCCCGGCCGCGTACATCGACGCGACCGGCAACGTGACGCTCGCCAATACGGGCACCATCACGAACCTCACCCTCGCGGCCGTGCGTCTGCCGCCGGCCTCGCTCTGAGGCCCTGACGCATGATCAACACGTCGCGCGGCGAGGCCGCCATCAGGCTCAACGGGCGCGATCTCGCGCTCGTAATCAACATCCGCACGGCGGCCTATCTCAAGACCGCTTTCGGCGAATGGGAAAAGGGGCTCGACTTCACGTCTTTCGACGAGGAGCGGGTCTCGAAATTCCTGCTTGCCGTGCTCTGGGGCAACCGCGTCATCACCGACGCGGCGCAAGAGCCGGAGTGGAAGGAAGCGATTCTGGATCTTCCGATCCACGCCTTCATGCCCTTCGTCGCCGCCCTGTGCTCGGGTCTCGGCGAGCGCACGGAAGCCGCCACGGAGGGCGACGGCCCTTTGGAGAGCGGCGCGACCAGATAGCCGAATGGATGCGGATCGGCCTCGGCGTGCTGCGCCTGCGCCCGGATGATTTCTGGGCCATGTCGCTTATCGAGTTCTTCGCCGCGACAGACGGATATCTGGATTCGAAGGGCGTGCGCCGCAAGGGCGGGCCATCTGGCGCGCCATCGAAAGCCGAGACCGACGCGCTGTTCGCGCAATTCGATGCTGAGGGAAGGCCGCTGAACCATGGCTGATCTGCAAGCCGGCGCCGTCGTCTACAAGTTCAAGGCCGACATGGCGAACTTGAAGAGGGGGCTCGACGACGCCAAAGCGGCGTTCGGCCAGATCAGCGCGGCCGCGAACGACAACGCGCGCCAGATCAACGCCGGCATGCGCGACGCCGAAGCGTCCGTGAAGAAGTTCGCGGAGACGACCAAGGAGGCGGCGGGCGCAGCGAGCGCGATGGGGCGGACGATCGGGACGGTGCTCGGCCGCTCCCTCGCGGCGATCGGGGTCGCCCTCGGCGGCGCCATGATCTCCTTCGCGCGGGAGACGATCGAGGCCGACGAGGCCGCGCGCCGCCTCGGCGTCTCGCTCACATCGCTGACGGAACTCGGCAAGGCCGGGAAAATTCTCGGCCTCGACCCGAAGAAGATGCAGGACGACATGGTCGAGTTCGCCAAGAAGCTGCGCGAGGCGCAGCTGGTGGGCGGCGATCTCGCGGACTTCATGGACAAGGTCGGAATCAAGATCAAGGACAGCGCGGGCAACGCGCGGGGCGTGAAAGACATCTTCGCGGAAGTCGCCGCCAAGGTCCGCGAAACCGGCAATGAACTCGACAAGATCAAGGCGCTCGAAAAACTCGGGCTCGGGCCGGAGTGGATCAGGCTGTTCGAGCGCGGCGAGGAAGCGGTGCGCAAGTTCGCCGCCTCGACCATCGAATCGACCGCGCAGATCGACAATGACGCAGCCGAGAAGGCGCGCCAGATCGACCAGAAATGGAATACGCTATGGGCGAATTTGTATAATCGCGTGAAATCGTTCACCCTCGATTTCATCGACACGTTCAAGAACGCCATTGATTGGATCGGCGCGAAGTTCGAGTGGCTCGACCTCAAGGTGAGCGGCATCCTCGCCGGCATCGGCATCGCCGCGCGCCGCGCGCTCAATTTCGCGGGCATCGGATCAAGCGCGGACACCGACTCGATCGAGAAAATGTGGGCCGAGCAAAACGCGCGCAAGCAGATGCGCGTCGACATGCTCAACGGCAGGAACGTGGCCGGCGGCCTGACCGGATTTGGCTTCGGCAAGGGCTGGGTCGACCCGCTCACCGGCAAGCAATACGACGAGAACGGTGCCCCCATTGTGGCCGTTCCGCGCGGGGCGCGCTCCGGGCCCCGCGGCTTCCGCCCGTCCGACCTCTACGACAAGGACGACACGCCCGACAAACCGAAGCGTGAAAAGATCGACCCCGTCGATCGCTACATCAAGCAGCTCGAAAAAGAACGCGACACGATCAAGTCGGAAGTCGATCTTTACGACAAGTCGAACACGGAAAAGGCGATTGCGCTGGCGCTCATCAAGGCGGGCGCCGACGCTACCGACGAGCAGAAGAAGAAAATTACCGAGATCGTCACCGCGACGCAGGGCTGGAAGGACCGCCTCAAGGAAATCCAGGAGCGCGCCAAGGCCGTCGCGGACGCGGCGAAGTTCATGGGCGATTCCTTCGAGAACGCGCTGGAAGGTCTCGCGCTGCAAGGCCGCAACGCGCGGGATGTTATCGCCGATCTCGTGCGCTCCCTCGCTTCGGCGGCGCTGAAAGCACAATTGCTCGGCACGGGGCCGCTCGCGGGGTTCTTCGGCACGGCCGCGCAGAACGGGCAGGCGGGAGGGCTGCTCGGTTCGCTGTTCTCGTCTCTGGTGGGCAGCTTCATGCCGGGCATCAGCGGGACGAATGCGCTCGGCGGCTTTGGTCCGGTACGGCTTCCCGGAGGTATTCAGGCTCGCGCCGACGGCGGCCCCGTGCTCGGAGGGCGCGCCTATGTCGTCGGCGAGCGCGGGCCGGAGCTCTATTTCCCCTCCGGCGGCGGCACGATCGCGCCCAACGGCGCGGGCGCGGGCGGGCAGGCCACCGTCAACATCATCAACAACGCCGGCGTCCAGACCGAAGTCAGCCAGCGCCGCGACGCGAGCGGCGGCATGCAGATCGACGTGGCCCTGCGCAGCGCCATCATTCAGGACTTGCACACGAACGGCGATATCGCCAAGGCCATGCAGGGCCGCTACGGCCTGCGCCGCGTCGCGGGGCGTTGATCCATGACGATCCCCGCATGGCCTGCCGGAGTGCCGCAG